CGAGAACATGGCCCGCGGCTACGCGCCCGGCCAGACCATCCAGATCAAGAAACCGCCGCGCTACCAATACCGCGCCGGCCGCGTCGCCACCCCGCAGGCGACCGTCGAGCCGACCATCCCGCTGACCCTGCAGCAGGGTGGTTGCGATCTGCAGTTCAACACCAACGAGCGCACCCTGTCGCTGACCAAGCTGGAAGACAAGATCGCCGCCGCGCTGGAAACCGTCACCAACGAGATCGACCGTCAGGGCCTGCAGCTGGCGCACTACGCGACCTTCAACGCCCTGAACCCCACCGGCGTCGCCCCGAACAGCCAGGCGCTGGCGATCCAAGGCATGACCGACCTGAATGCCCGCCTGGACGAAATGGGCGCGCCGCGCGTCAAGGGCCAGCGCACCCTGATCACCGCACCGCGCCCGAACGGCTACATGGTGCAGGGTCTGGCCGGCCTGTTCAACGGCCAGAAGATGATCACGGACCAGAACAGCAGCGGCCTGCTGGTGCCGTCGTTCGGCCTGAACCTGGGCATGGACCAGAACGTGGACAGCCACACCAACGGCACGCAGGTCGTTACCGGCACTGCTGTGAACGGCGCAGGCCAAACCGGCGGCACCATCAACGTCGCCGCGCTGGGCGGCACCATCACCCGCGGCACCGTCATCACCTGGCCGGGCGTGTTCGCCGTCAACCCGCAGAACCGCAACAGCACCGGCGTGCTGGCGCAGTTCGTGGTGACCGCCGACCTGGCCGCTGGCGCCACCGCAATCCCGGTCTCGCCGGCGCTGGTCCCATCGGGCAACTTCCAGAACGTGACTGCATCGCCGACCAACGGCCAGAACTTCCTGATCGTGGGCGCCGCGTCGACCAGCTACCAGACCAACGTGGCCTATCACAAGGATGCGTTCACCCTGGCGATGGTCCCGATGGCCATGCCGCAGGCCGGCACCGGCGCCATGGCGCACCAGGAGACCAACGAGGGCTTCACGCTGAAGGTCACCGACTACTACGACGGCACGAACGACGTGTCGATCATGCGTATCGACGTGCTGTTCGGCTGGGCCGCCACCTACCCCGAGCTGTCGTCCAAGTACTACACGGTCTGATAGGCCTGGTAGTCGAATGCGGGGCTTCGGCCCCGCGCAATCCATCCCCTTTTTTCGAAGGAACCGCAACATGGCAATCAACCTCAATCGCAGCTACATGGGCCTGCCGGCCGGCACCATCACCGCGACCGCTTCCAGCCTCGAGAACGCCCTCATTGCCCAAGGCCTGGCATCCGCCGCGCTCAAGGCCAACGTCACCCCGGGCAACGTCACCGCCAACCTGATGACCGGCACCGTAGCTATCCCGGCTGGCGCCGGTTCGGTGACCATCACCAACCAGTACGTCGACGCGAATACGAAAGTATCCGCGAACATCGCCCAGGCCGCCGCCGACGGCACCCTGACCAGCCTGGTGCGCATCGTGCCGGCTGCTGGCTCCGTGACCATCTACGGCGGCAGTGATCGTAGATTGGGTCATTCTCGCGACCCCGGGCCTGACCGTCGCCAACTGAAGCATTCCCGCGTAAGCGGGAACCCACCACCCGGCCCGGCCCATCGCCACGATGCGCCGGGCATTTTTGGAGCAAAGCACATGCAAACCCTGCAATTTCCGATGACCCTGACCCACCGCAGCAACCCGCACGCGCAGGTAGTGGTGGCCAACGCCGAGCAGCTGGCCCAGATGCCCGAAGAATACCTGCCCGAAGCCATCGGCGGCGCGCCGGCCATCCTGACCGCTGCCGCCGCGATCCCGGGCGTGAACCTGGGCGCCGACACCGGCATCAACGTCGGTGCCACCGAAGAGACCGAGCGCCGCCAGAGCCTGGATGAGGCAGTGGACGAGTTCACCGCCCATGTGCAGGCCGAAGAAACCCGGCTGGCCGCCGCGCGCGCCCAGATCGAGCAGGACCGCGCCGCGCTGCGTGACCAGCATGAAGCCCTGGCGCGCGAGCGTGCCGAGTTCGAAGCGCAGCGCGTGGCCGCCGCCGGCACCACCGCAGGAACTGGCGATATCGGTGGCGACACCGGCGCCGCTTCGCCAGCTGCAGAGGGCGCAGCAACTGGCGACGCCGCGACGCCGCCGGCAGCACCTGCCAAGCGCACGCGCGGCACCAAGGAAGGCGCGTAAATCATGGCCGCGGTTCTGGACCTGATCACGGCAGCACTGGTAAGCGTCAAGGCGCTCGCCGTCGGCGAGACCCCGGGCGCCGATATGACGATGGACGCCCTAGACAAGTTCAACGACGTGCTCGAGGCGCTTTCGATCCAGAACCTGGCCGTGTTCGCGAGCGTCGACGCCGTGGTGCCGCTGGTGGCCAACCAATCGACTTACCTGATCGGCCCCGGCGGTGTCGGCCAGCGGCCGCTGGGCATGAATTCGATCGACTCGGCCCGCGTGACCTACCTGGGCGTCGATTACCCGGTCGACGTCGTGCCGCAGGCCGAATACGACGCCCTGGCAGTAAAGCAGACCACCGGCGTCCCTGAATGGATGGCTTTCGATAACGGCTATCCGAACGCGACCGTGCAGCTGTACCCGGTGCCGTACCAGGCCGGCGTGCTGACGATCAGCCAGCGCAAGCAATTCACCGCAGCCAGCGCCCTGACCGACACGTTTGACCTGCCGCCCGGCTACCGGCGCCTTATCCGCCTCATGCTGGCCTGGGATCTGCGCACCGACTACCCGGGCCTGGGCGCGCAGGAGCTGCAGAACTTGAAGGACGACGTAGCTGGTGCGCTGGGCAGCATCAAGCGCGCCAACATCGAACCCGCGACCCTTTCCCACGAATCCGCCGATTTGGGTGCATCTGGCGGTGGGGGCGGCTGGGACTGGCGCGCAGGCACCTGACCGCCAACATTCACACATAGGACACCACATGAAAAACTTCCTGCGCCTTTCCGGCGGTCTTGACGTCACCCGCCTGCTGCTGGCCATCCAGCGCCGGCCCGAGCTGTGGAAGGAAGACACCTACCTGCGCGACTACCCGCAGGGCCCATTCGCCGCGATCGAGTCGATCATGCTGCGCTTTCCGGTCAAATCGGTGCACGAAACCGAAGAGGCCCTGCAGCAGCACCTGGCCACCTACGACCAGCACGAAAACGTGGACTATCCGGCCTACAAGCTGCTGACCGAGGCGCGCCCGCTGGTGATGGACCTGATGACCTACGTTGGTGGCGAACGCCTCGGCCGCGTGATGATCAACAAAATCGCCCCGGGCGGCGTGATCTACCCGCACCGCGACACGCCGGCACATGCCGAGTACTACGACCGCTTCCACATCGTCCTGCAGAGCAAGCCGGGCGTGGTCTTCCGCGCCGGTGATGAGCAGGTCTACATGGCGCCCGGTGAAGTCTGGTGGTTCGACAACAGCGAAGAACACGAAGTCATCAACAACAGCGCCGAAGACCGGATCCATATGGTCATTGATATCCGGACGTCGAAATGATCACCTGTCACGTCGAATCGTTCGAAGAGCGCCTGCAGGAGTTGCAGCAGCTGCTGCCGCTGCACTACCGCGAACTGGCCCTGAACCAGGACAAGGTGCCGCTGTCGCCGCGCTATGGCGATTACATCGACCGCGAGCGTGCCGGCGGCCTGCTGTTCGTCACCCTGCGCGACGCTGGCCAACTGGTCGGCTACTTCATCGGCTTTATCGCCCCGGGCCTGCACTACAGCACCTGTCTGACCTGCACGATGGATATTTTCTACGTCCACCCCGACAAGCGCACCGGCAGCGCTGGCGTGCGCATGTTCCGCTTCGTGGAGACCGAATTACGCCGCCGCGGCGTGCAGCGCTGGTTCATGGGTTCGAAGATCCAGGCCGACGCTAGCGCCCTGTTCAAGAGGATCGGCGCCCAGCCGGTCGAAACCTACTACAGCAAATGGCTGGGAGAATAATCATGGTTGCAGCAGCAGTCACAGCAGCAGCAGCAGTCGGCGGCGCACTGATCAGTTCCAATGCGTCGAAGAGCGCCGCCAACACGCAAGCTCGATCCGCCGACCGGGCGGCTGACCTGTCGTATCAGCAGTATCTGCAGACCCGCGAAGACCAGGCGCCGTGGCGCTCGGCGGGCACCACCGCGCTGTCGGCGCTGTCCGGAGGCCTGCAATCCGGCGGCGAATTTACCAAGCCGTTCACTATGGCCGACTACCAGGCCGACCCGGGCTACGGTTTCCGCCTGTCCGAAGGTCAAAGAGGCATCGAGACCGCGGCCGCCGCGCGCGGTTCGCGCTATTCCGGCGCCACCCTGAAGGCCCTGGCGCGCTTCAACAGCGACCAGGCCAGCCAGGAATACGGCAAGGCCTACGACCGCTATAACAACGACGTCAGCACCAGGTTCAACCGCCTGGCCA